TATTACAACGGCATCCGCTGGCGTTTGCTTGAGATTCGGGACTATACCGTAGGCGAAGCAAAGCCGTGCCGGGTAACCCTCCGCAGGATTCTCAACCTTGCAGAGTTCGTGCCTGTAACGAGCCTTCCAATAACGAGCGACCCTGCTGGATTACCGAACGGCCCTATCGACCCCGACCCGGCAGACCCCGACTACGAACCACCCATCAACCCTGAATTACCAACCCCCGGATAATGGCAGTAACTAAAGAAATCGTCCTCGAAGTAGGGCTTAAAGACTCAACCGCACAAGGCACGGAATCCGCAAAAAAACGGCTCCGTGATTTACAACGTGCGCTCGTTGACCTTGCGGTTGCAGGACAAGAGAACTCCGCAGAATTTCGGAGGTTAGAGGCCGAGGCAGGAGAGTTGTCCGACACCATTGGCGATGTTAGCCAAAGGGTCCAAAACCTTGGCTCGGACACTAAAAACATTGAGGCATTCACGCAAGCGGTCCAAGGCGTTGCTGCTGGCTTTCAAATCGCTCAAGGTGCTGCTGCATTGTTTGGTGAGGAAAACGAGGACATCCAAAAGGCATTGTTGCAGGTCAATGCGACCATGGCTATTGCCAACGGAATCCAACAGGTAACGGTCCTCCTGCAAAAGGAATCGGCTATCTCAATGACGGCCAACAGGATTGCAACGGCCCTCTACGACAAGACGCTGAAAGGAACCATCGTAAGCCTTCGCCTCTTTAGGACTGCATTGATTTCAACGGGTATTGGTGCAGCGATTGTTGGTGTTGGATTGCTCGTTGAGAATTGGGAAAAACTCACAAAGGTTGTCAAAGATTTCTTGGGCATTGAAACGAAAGACCTCAAGGCCGTATCCGAATTGGCACAAAGGCAGGTTGAACTTGCGGAGGCAAGGGGGGAAAGCGAGGCAAAGGTGCAGGGCCTCTTGATGGCTGCTTATGACGCAAGGATTGCAGCAGCCGAGAAAGAAGAAGAACGAGCGCAACTGATTCACGAGAAAGAGGTCGCAAGGCTGACTTATCGAACCAAACTGCAAACCGATGCGGTCGCTAAACGAAAAGAAAATACAGAAAAATTAAAAGAACTTGATAAAGATGCACTTAAAACCTCCGAGGAACTTCATTTATCTAAGATTACGAATGAATCCGAACGAGAAAGAGAATTACTTACTCAAAAACTTGATGCACTTAAATTAGAAGAAGAGGAAGAAAGAAAAGCAATAATAAAACAATTCACCAATGAAGAGCAACGAGAAGAGGCGTTATTAAAACTTAAAGAAAAATATATTGATTTAAATATATTGCTTTCAAAAGAAAGTGCGAAAAAGCAAGAAGAGATAAAATTACGAGAGAGAGATACCACCATCAACCTTGCGGGAGAAGCCTTTACGGGAGTACTCGCTTTAACTCAGGCTATGATGGGAACAAGCGAGGCCGATGCACGAAAAGCATTCAATCTAAACAAAGCAGCATCCATAGCAGACGCAACTGTCAACACCTTCCTTGCTGCGACACAGGCTCTGCGTGACCCGAAATTGCCCACCGTAGCCAAAGCCTTTGCGGTTGGGGGTATCATTGCAAATGGTTTAGCACAAGTCCGTAAGATTGCTGCAACGCAATTTAAAGCAAGCGGAGGCGGAGGGTCTGCGCCTAATAATAGTTCGTTATCAGGGGGAAGTGGTGGAGCAACAAGTGAAGCAACACCTCCACCAATCTTTGCAAATCCAAACGTTACCGACCTATCAGGCTTCGGTCAAGGCCAAGGTCAAGGTTCATCACCTATGCGAGCCTATGTGGTGGAGAGGGACATCACCCAAAGCACTCGGAGGGTTCGGAGGTTGGAGGAATTTGCAACTCTTGGAGCCTAACCACATTTCCAACTATGGAACTACCCATATACCGAATGACCGTGGACGAGGTGGATGAAGGGGTCCAATTCGTGGCCCTCACCGATATGCCGGCAATCGAACGGCCATTCCAAGCCTTCGCAAAGACACCACAAAAGTTCACCGAAACAGGAGAACGCAGGGTCCTCACGGGTCCTCTCATGCTTGCAGACACCCCCATCTTTCGCAAGGACGAAACCTATGGCGAGTACTACGTCGTATTCGACAAAGCGACCATCCGCAAAATCGTGCAGAAGTACTTCAAGCAGGGCAACCAGCACAACGTCAACGCTTACCACAATGCTGAACTGGATGGCGTGTATATGTTCGAGTCCTACATCACTGACTCCGAGCGTGGTATCATGCCACCGAAAGGCTACGAGGACACACCCGACGGCTCTTGGTTCGGGTCCTTTAAAGTTGAGAACGACGAGGTATGGGACAACCGCAACCTGTTCCGGGGTTTCTCTGTTGAGGGCCTGTTCGGAATGGACAAGACCGAATCCGAACTGGAGGTCGCACTCGCTGGCCTTGCCGATGAACTTACCGCTTTTTTGCAACAATTAACCCCCACCTACAAATCCCACTAACTATGAATCTCAAAAACGCAATCGAATCCCTGCGAAGTGAACTTCGTAAATTCAGCACCCAAAAGCAGTCCTTTGCCGACTACAAGTTGACCGACGGCACCGTTGTCCGTGTGGATGGCGATTTAGTCGCTGGTACTGCCGTTTACGTCGTTGCCGAAGACGGCACACTCCCTGCACCCGATGGCGAACACGTCGTTGAAGGCGTTGGCACGATCAAGACCGAAGGAGGCAAGATCGTTGAGGTCATTGCTGCTGAAGTAGCGACCCCGGTCATCGAGCCATTGCCCGTTGCTGCTGAAATCACCCCCGAAGTGGCCGTTGAGGTAACCGAAGAAATCAAGGACGCTTATCCGCTCATGACCCCCGAAGTTGTTGAGGCTATCGTCGCCAAGCACCTTGGAGCCATCATGGAAGAACTCAAGGCTGCCTACGCTGAAATGGGAAAGATGAAAGAGAAAATGTCCGCATTCGCAAGCCAAGTTGAAACCATGGCCGACATCGTCGAGAAGGTTTCCGAACTCCCAGCCGAAGCCCCCAAGGCCAGCGGTTCCGCAATCGTTGAGCAGCGTAAGGCCCAAGCCTCGCAGAACTTCAATGCACTCGCACAAGCACTCCAATCACTCAAAAAAAACTAAACCCCTAAACCCCCATTAACAATGGCATACAATTTTGGCAATTTAGCCACCTACACCGACCAAGAGCGGTTACCGCTCATCACCAAAGCGGTATTCTCCGCTCGTTCAGCGTCTTTGTTCACCAAGCAAGTTGGTGTCAAGTTCGCTGCTGCCCTCAACCTCATGGACACCGATGCGGTTCTGCAAGGCGGTGATCTTTGCGGTTACACAAGTTCAGGAACTACAACATTCAGTCAGCGTGTCGTAACCGTTGGCCGTATGAAGGTCATGGAAACTTTGTGTCCTCGCTCCTTGGAGCAGTACTGGATGCAGACCCAGTTGACTGCTGGCTCAATGTACGATGGCGTTCCTTTCGAGCAGGCGTTTGCCGAGCAGAAGGCTCTCCGCATCGCTGAGGCTTTGGAGAATGCAATTTGGAAGGGCAACACCTACTTTTCAGGTGTTAACCAGTTGTTGAACGCTGCTTCGGGTTCTACCATCAGCGGTAACACAGGAGCGGTATCGGCCTCCGTTGGTATCACCACAGGCAACGCAATCGCCATCTTCGACGGCATCTACAACCAAATTCCGCAGGCCATCTTGACCAAGACTGACCTCGTAATCTTCTGTGGTTGGGACAACTACCGTACGTTGATTGGTGCGTTCAAATCAACCGCTAACGTCCTGTATAATCAAGTTGACTTGGCTGGCCTTGCTGACGGGGACATCATATATCCCGGAACAAACGTCCGTGTCATTGCAGTCCCCGGCTTGACTGGAACAAACCGAATCGTTTCTTCGTACCTCGGTAACTTCGTTTACGCGACCGATTTGCTGTCCGACGAAGAGCAGTTTTCCATCTTTTATGCACGCGAAAACGACGAAATCCGGAGTATCGCAGCTTTCAAGGCAGGCGTGCAAATAGCGTGGCCAGACTTGGTTGTTGACTTCCGCTTGACCTAATGTGTAGGGGGGAGGGAAACCTCCCCCTGCTTTTTGTTCCTTGAAACTTAAACCCCAAATACACATATGTCCTGCTCCTTAACAACTGGCTACGCCCTTGGATGCCGAGATTCAGTCGGTGGCATCAAAACAATTTACGTCCAATCCTTCATCCCAACGGGGTCCTGCAATGCCAACCTTTCAGGTGCGGTTACAGGCTTCACTGGGTACGCTTCGGGTGGGTTCTTCGAGTATGATCTGACCAAGGCTACGTCATCTTTGACTGAAACCTTGAATGCGAGCATTGAGAACGGTTCAATCTTCTACACCCCCGAAGTAACATTCACCATCAACAAACTGCAAGTCGCAGTCCGCAACGAACTCCGTCTGCTGGTACGCAACCGTGTCATCGTCATCGTCCAAGACAATAACAACCGCTACTGGTTGTTAGGCTCTGCCAACGGCTTGGAAGCAACCGCTGGAACCGCTGGAACTGGTACTGCATTCGGGGACCGCAGTGGCTACGAGTTGACGCTTACCGGGATGGAACCCGACCCGATGTTCTCAATTGCATCCACAGTCTTTTCACCATCGACTGCGCAGATACTCGGTTCGTAGTATCTTCGCATCAGGTTTTCATCACTGAGGTTTGAGAGGGGCAGTCAGCAATGGCTGCCCTTCTTATTTTTACGGCCATGAAGATTTGTATTGTTTACAACGCCCATCCAACGGGTTGCAGTTTCTACCGCCTTGAAATGCCGAACGCATACCTTGGCGACAACTACCCGGAATTTGATTACGTCTGCGTTGAGAATATCACGACCATTAGCGACGAGGGATTGAAGTCCATTGACCTGTTCCTGTTTAGCAGGCTTTGGTGTCAGGGAACCATGGAGCAAGTCGAAAATGTTTACAAAGCCTTGACCCAATACGGAGCGAAAGTCATCCTTGACCTTGACGACTATTGGGTCCTTGAATCGGGCCACATCATGTACCGCCACTATCACCAAACCAAACTCGCAGAGGTCATCCGTAAGCACATCAAATTGGCTGATTGGGTTACCTGTACCACCGAACACCTTGCCTCTCGCATACGGCCTCTAAATGCGAATGTGAGCATCTTGCAGAACGAGCCTTACGAAGCCTATCAGCAGTTCATTCCCAACCCGGAGGAAGAACCCGACAAGCACCTCGTCAAGTTCGGTTGGTTCGGTGGTGCGCAGCACGGAGAGGACATGGAACTGCTACGAGAGGGTATGCAGAAGTTACGCTGGGATGCAAACTTGGACGGCAAGTACCGCCTCTATCTTGGAGGGTGGAACGACAACAACCCCGTTTATGAAGGCTACGAGAAAATCATCAGCGACCAAGGGAATAATCCGAACTACGGACGCATTCAGGCTGCTGACATCTACTCCTACGTCGGTGGCTACAACTTCGTGAACGTAACCCTTGCACCGCTTCGAGATACCAAGTTCAACAAACTCAAGTCCGAGTTGAAGGTGGTCGAGGCAGGGTGGATGAACAAGGCGATCATCGCAAGCGAAACCATCCCCTACACCGACGTAATCAAGCACGGAGAGAACGGGTTTCTTGTGCCTTACAACAAGCCCAAGGACTGGTACAAGTACATCAAGCAGTTGATCCTTGATCCGGATCTTCGCAAGGGCTTGGCTGACAACCTCACGGCTGACATTAAAAAGCGGTTCAACGTGGCCGAAACCGCCAAGAAGCGAGCCGAACTATACAGGCAGATTGGGCGCAAATTGTGAAATTCGGGGGCATCGCACATTTACAAGCAGATGCTTTACCTGAACCCTGACACGACCAACACAATAACGGTTACTTGGACCGAGCGTTCCAGCACGGGGGACCGCTACATCTTGCGACTTACGAGCATTGCCAAGAACACCACGACCGATTTTACCCTGCTGAAATCTGCCAACCTTTCCAACTATACCAACCGCTATGACCAATTTCAGATTGCCGTGGGGTCGCTTGAAACAGGCTCGTATCGTTACGAAGTTTACGATACCAATAGCACGGTTACCGCTGCTTTGGCGGTCGTTGAAACGGGCTTGGCTTTTCTACAAACCGCAACGATAGGCTTCAATACCTACGCCAATACGATTACTTACAATGTTTACGAGGCATCCGACGAGGGTGTCTTTGACCTAACCTTTGACTCAACTTTCGCATAATGAGCGTACAAACACGAAGCCAACTCCAAGCGAGTGCCTTAACCATCACCAACGAAACCGCTGCCGGGGCGAACACCGCATCCCGTGTAGGTGGTCTATTCGACGACCTTGCTGACACCGCAACGCTAAACCGGGAGCGAGGTTTTGGCTCGTTGACCGTTGCATCCAACACCAACTTCACCCCAACAAGCAATTCAGCGGTCAAATTGACGATTGCGATGGAC